GCCCAGACCTCGGGAGATCTCGGCGACCAGGTGCACCTCCTGGGCATGGCCCTGCGTGAGTCAGCCAATCGTGCCAGCGATGACCGGCTGCGCTCGGTGATCTACAACCTCTGCAACAACTGGATCGTGATCTTGCAGGCGCTCCGCCGCAAGCTATAGACTCGGGTATCCTGAAGGAGTGCGGGCAAGCAGGTCGACCGTTAAAGGCGGGCATACGATAGTGCGGTCGATCGTTAGCCGGCGGGCTTATACTCATCTGGGTACCGACGGCTGGACCAGATCCAGGCAAAAGCCCTTTAACATGCTGGTCCCGGATCGTGCTGGTGGTGGCGGACATGCCTACTTCTTATGCCTGGTGTACCTCAAGGCCGCTGTCCGACCGATCGCTCCCCCACGAGCGAGACTCACCTAACCGCGTCCTGGCATCCGGGCTCAGGACCCCGGACGGACGTAAGGCTGAGATGCCGCGGTGGCGCGCTCCGGCCCGCATTCCGTTTTTCATAAGTAAGGTTTTTCAGCTATGGCCGTATTTCCGCCTGCTTCACACAGTCATGATCCGGGAACGTCTCACGAAGCTGAGCACACGATCAATCGGACGGGTACCCGTGGACTGCACTGTCTGCAAGTCCTGGAGCTTGTCCGTCGCTACCCGCGTTACACGGCGATTGAGCTGTGGCACGCCGCTTCAGCTGCCGTGCGGGCCAGTCTGAAAGAGCCTCAGGAGGTACGGCGCCGCCTGACAGACTTGCACCATAAATGGTGCGTACAACAAGAGCCGGCCCGGCGCTGCCGGGTGCGCGGCACGCGCATGGTAACCTGGTCGGCGCTGCTGTGAAGTCACCGAGAAGGAGACGAAGGATTTGCGGCATCCCTACTAACCGTGAAAGGACACCCTCATGGCTCTGAATCGCTTTGACCTCAAGGCTCTGGGCGTGCAGGCTCATCAGCTGCCCCTGGGCAAGAAGCCGGTCAAGCACGACCTGCGCACCCTGCCCTTCGAGCGCTACCTGCGGGCGCGGCTCCTGCCGCCCCTGCCCAAGGTGTTTCGGTGGGGGACGTCGATTAATAGCTGGCTGATGCTGTATAACGACAGGGCCGGCTGCTGCACAATCTCCTCGGCCGGGCACATCATCATGCAGCGGCTGGCCGACGCCCGCCAGCAGATCATCACCATCTCCGATCCCGACATCATCAGGGCCTACACGGACGTCACGGCCCTGGAGAACAACGGTCAGGGCTACAACGCAGTTACCGGCGCCAACGATAACGGCTGCTACCTGCTCGACGTCCTCAAATACTGGCGCACCACGGGCATTGCCGGGCATCGGATCGGGGCCTTCGTCCAGCTGGAGGCGGGCAATCTCGACCACCTCATCGAGGCCGCCTACCTGTTCGGCAACGATTACATCGGGGTCAACCTGCCCCTGTCGGCCCAGGATCAGATCAACGCCGGCCAGGGCTGGGACGTCCTGCCCGACTATCTCACCAACCCGGCCGGCAAGCCCGGCTCCTGGGGCGGCCACGGCGTGCCGATCGTGGCTGTGGATCTGGGCGGCGTCGAGGTGGTGACCTGGGGCGGGCTCCAGCACATGACCTGGGCCTTCATCAAGGCCTACTGCGACGAGACGTACACGGTGCTTGACGCCGAGTGGCTCCGGCCTGACGGCAAGAGCCCGAGCGGCTTCGACATGGGCCAGCTTAGCAGCGACTTGCAGGAGGTAGCGGCATGAGCGCTGAATTCCTTGAGCGCGACACCAAGATCTTTTTCTGGCTTTGAAACGAGCCGATCGCGGGCCGTGTGCTCCGCGACTGCGGTGATACCGTCATGGTCGCCTGGCAGCGTGGGAATCAGCTGTGGGAAGCCGAGATCCCGCGCGGCCTGCTCATGCTGAAGGCGCCGTACTGGGCTAGCTGTAAGACCAAGGCACCAAGGCCCGAGAAGCAGGCTGCGGTCTGAGGGACCCCGACCTGTGCCCCGTGAGGGCATCAAGCACAGTAGGGATGCTAAGAACCTATCAGTTTTTGCTTGAATGTTTTTTCCCTATTTATCGGGGAATTCTTGACACAACGATACTATCGACTATACATGGCAGAAAGGAGACCCGATGAGTGTGACTGCGGCCGCGATTGGTAGGAAGCGGGGAAAGGCAGCTGTCGCCCCCAAGCGCATGCTCACCTTGCGCCCGCTCGACGACAAGGTCGTCCTGCGGGTAATCAATCCTCCCAACACACTTCCCAGCGGTATCGTCTTGCCAGACTCGGCTCTGGAGAAGCCGCAGAAGGGCAAGGTGCTCTCTGTGGGCCCCGGCAAGCTGTTGGCGGACGGCGCGCGCGTCCCGCTGGAGGTCGTGCCGGGAGACACGGTTCTGTTCACGCGCTACGCCGGTGTCGACTTTGATCAGAAAAGCGATCCACTACTGCGGGACGAGCTGGCGGACGGCTCGATCCTGGTGGCTCGCATCGACGAGATTCTGGCTGTGATCGAGGAGTGACGGCGACGCAGGACGCTAGAGCCCAGCTCTATTGCATCATGGCCGTGCAATGAGGAGCGTGCCTAATGGCCCTTGCCGCCTCGACCGTTCTTTCTTTCGCCTGCATCGGGCAGATTCGCAGTGGGACCTCGGTGGTGCAGTCGTCGATCTCGACCAGTCCGCAAGCCCACTGTCACGCCAATCTGCTCCATCCCAACGAGGACGTCCGCAAGGCCTGTCATCACGATTACTTCGGCAAGCCGCGCTCCCAGCAGTTTCCCGAGCACCTGAGCTGCGGCGATAATCCCTATCGCTACCTCAGAGCCACGGTCCTGGGCCAGCCGCTCTACGGCGAGCACGCCATCGGCTTCCGGGCCGCCTATCCCGAGGTCAGGCGCCTGGAGCTGGCCGACCTCCTGGGCGGCTGCACGCACGTCATTCATGTCGTTCGCAACCCGGTCGCCTGTCTCATCTCGCAGAAGCAGGCCGAGGCGACGCACATCTGGAGCTCGCCGCGGGCCAGCATGGCCGGCGTCGGCAACAACGGCCGCATCCCGGCCCCGGTGCGCCTCGATCCGGAAGAGGTTACTGCCTTCGTGCGCGAGCACGAGGCCGCGGCCCGCTACGTGCGTGGCTCGTGCCGGCAGGCCTGCGACATAAGCTACGAGTCCCTGTTCCTGAGCTATCGCACCACCATGCGCCGGCTCTTCGCCATGCTCGACATCCCCTTCGACCATGCCGTCTATCCAGGCACGGTCCGACTCCGCAATCGTCCGTTCGCCGAGCGCCTGAGCAACCGCCAGGAGCTCCTGGCCTCGGTGCCGACGGACATCAAGCCCTATCTCAGCCTCGACGCTTTGATCTAGCTTGAGGCAGAAAGGATTCACTATGGCCGGCGCCGTCGCTTGCGTCGTCGTCAATAACCAGGCCGCCCTCCAGCCGGTGGGGGACTTGCGCGCCTTCCAGCGCATCCTCCGCGAGCTGTACTCGGTCCGCGGCTTCACCGATTATGCCGTGCTGACCACGGAAGATCTCGATCCCAAGGACAACCTCTACGTGCCGGTGGGCACGGTCGCGCACCTGCCCACCGCCTTCCGCAAGCTGTCCAACTTCGACCTGGTCCAGCAGGTGCTCCTGCCCGGCAACCGGCAGCGGGCCGGGGTCAGCAATTACTCCATCTTCGCCGTCGTCAAGGCGACCACGCCCTTCCTGACCGCCGCGACCATCGAGAAATGCCTGGCCACCGTGGCCAGCAGCAAGATCGAGGAGAAGGTCGCTGTCACCTGCACGGTCGAGGACCCGCTGCCCAGCCTGGCGACCCAGGCAGCCAGCTTGCGGGCCCTGCGCCTGGGCTGCTATGCTGTGAACGGCGACAAGATCATGGATAAGATGAAGGAGAAGGGCGTGAGCGTGCCAATCCCCTATATCGAGTCGCTGGATCTGTGTGATCCCGACCAGAATGTCATCATCCGCGCCCTCATCGAGACAGGCAAGATGTAGGAGGTTATCGTGTGGATATTGCTTAGCTCGCCGGACGACTGGGAAGAGTACAAGCAAGACCGCTATACCGATCTGGGTCTCATGCCCGGCATGCCGGTCAACTTTGGCCACGGGCCCAAGAAGGTGCCGTGCCTGGTGACCGCCCTGTATCTGGCCGAGCAGCTGCCGAGCCAGGTCTTCTGCTGCTTTGTCTATCCGGAGGACATCGGCCCTCTCCTGGAGGCCTGCGGCAAGCAGGGCGCCGCCGATCACCTGGCGGAGGTCCGGAAGGTCAGAGCCGAGCGTACAGGAGGCGCGGCGTTCTTCCGATCCGTGGCGGCTCATCACCTGGTCTTTGTCAAGCTGTGCGTCGACACCGGCCTCTGCAGCAAGGAGAAGTTCGAGGAGCTCTACGACGAGGCCCTGGGCTGTGTCGACGCCTGGGGCGCCGGGCAAGCGGCCCGGGTAACGGACTTCGAGCCCCAGCTCGGGCCTGATATCATGGAGCGGCTGTGGAAGCCCAAGAGTGATTCATAAGCACTTATGAACGGAGAAGAGAATATCCGTCCGGCCAGCGTAGTCCGCGGTGATGCCGTGGCGAAAGGAGACGGTATGGGACAGGCCAAGGTCCACATCGACAAGGCAGGGCCCCGGCCCTCGTCCACGGTCACGGGCGGTCTCCGCTACGAGGGCGACAACGCCGTGATCGTGTATCCGGACGGCAGCAAGGTGACCCTGCCCGGCGGCCGGACCGGCCTGGCCAGCAGTCAGCCCTGCAACATCTGCCGGCAGCCGGCCGCCCTGGACACGGTTCTGCCGGCCTATCCGCTGCCGCCGCACATCAAGACCGCTTGCAGCTTCCTGCCCAAGCACCTGGTCGCCCCGGATCTCTTTACCTACCGGATGACGCCGTGCGGCTGCAGCTTTGTCACTCCAGTCAACCCGATGGAGCTGCGGCAGGCGCTGGACACTCTTCTTGGCATGTCCGCGCGTACGCCCCGTAATCTTCTCGGCATCGACCACGGGGTCGATGCCGTCTCCTACCAGATTCTCATCGCGGCTGACCGGCTTTACAAGATGGGGGCCAAGGTGCCGCCCGAGACCTGGGTTAAGGTGCGGGCCGCGGTTCGGGCCGACAGCAGCCACTGGGCCATGCAGAACGGCATTATCCTGCCGTCCATCCTGGAGGCGGCTAGTCAGGCCCAGGACAGGGCAGACGCCGCGGCGCTCGGCTACATGGCAGGCTACAAGATGCCGTTCGGGTTGGGCACTGGCTTGCCGAACGGCCTTACCATGTTTGCCAACGACAATCACGGCGAGAATCGTCCGCCCACAGCACCGCCCTTGGCGGCACCTGCCGTCGATCGAAGCCCCAGCTACTACGAGATAGCGAATTACTACTACGAGATGGTGAATTACTACGGTGCCCTCGCACATGTAGGGCCGTCGGCGAGCAAGCAGCCGCCCCCGTCCAGCCGGCAGGCACAGGGCCCGGTGCCTGCCGAGGTCCCGCCCGAGCAGTATCACAAGCAATTTACCAGGAAACCGCGTCGTCTCCTGGCCGAAGAGCAGGGATCTGAGCCGTGAGGGCAAAAAGAAAAAACGAAGAAAACGTCATTGTGGGCTAGTCAAGCCTCATTTCTGCATTTAATATGTTTGTAGCCTTCCGGGAGACGGGAAGGAAATACCACAGACCTGCCGGCGGTTGGCGACCCGTCGGCAGGTCTCCTTTCTTTACGGCCTCAATGACGTTCTCTTCTTTTTAGCTGCGCTTTTTCTTACTATCGTTGGTGGCTGTCTGCCGCTGGCGCCGGCCGGTAAAGGCGACCTGCGAGCGGCCCGGGATGAGCCGATCGAGGTCAGGAAAAACCCCGTGGCGAAAAGCTGGGGGTGCGTGGAGAGGGCGGAGCGCCATTAGGCCGCTCTCTGTTTCGGTGCCCTGGGGAATGGGGAACCCGGGGAGACGGCCAGTCTGCTCAGACCTGGCCGCCACGATGCGGCGGGAATTGCCCGGTGGGATGGAGGACGCCGTGCTCGATGCCCTACATCTGGCGGTCAACCTGCTTGCCAGTGCTGCCTACTGCGTCACGGCCATCGCGATTGGGCGGCTGGCGTTCACGTCGCGCTCGCCGCTGCCGAGCGCACTCTGGCTGTTCGCCGTGCTGTTCGGCGTTGGCGCCGTGATGCGCGTCGTTGAAGCAGCCAATCCGCCCATCTATGTCTCCATGGCCTTCCTGACTCTCACAGTAATCATCGGCATGATCACGGCGGCCCTCATGCTGTTCTCGATGAGCCGAATCGCCCGGCAACACGACGCTGTCAGGAAGAACTTTGAGCTGACAGAGCGCTTCCGGGCCCTGGTCGAGCACATCCACGACTATGCCATCTACATGCTCGACGTTGACGGTAACGTCAAGACCTGGAACGTCGGTGCCGAGCGCATCAAGGGTTATCGGGCCGAGGAGGTTCTGGGCCAGAACGTGAGCATGTTTTACACGGCGGAGGATCGCGCGAATGACAGGCCGCTCATGGATCTGCACCGGGCCTTCCTCGCCAGCGGCGCGCGCAGCCAGCACTGGGAGGTGCGTAAGGGCGGCGAGCGCTTCTGGGCCTCGACCAGCCTGACGCCCATCCACAACATAACCGGCAAGCTGCTGGGCTACTCTCGGATTACCCAGGACCGGACCGAGCAGAAGGCAGCCCATACAGCGCTGGAGGACAAGAAGGTCGAGCTGGAGAACCAGGTAAGGGCTCGGATCATGCTGGAGGAAGAGATTACCGCCCTGCGTACCATTACTGCCGGTCAGTCCGCGCAGACTGTACAGACGGCAGCAGCCGTGGCCAAGCTGAAGGGCGTCACGGATGCGTTGGAAAGGATGCTCCAGGAAGGGTATAAAGACCATGGAGGCGATGCGTATTCGTGCTCCTAGCACCGTCATGACTCGCTGTGCACAGCCGGATCGGGAACATCACGACGAAAAGGGGTGTGGATGTGAGTCAGGAAATGCTGGAGGCGCAGGTCGAGAGCCTCGCCGGCCTGCACCGCCGCCTCATGTGCTCTTGCCGCCATTTGGGTACCGCCCACCGCGTTTTGCGTAGTAAGCTTCGTCGCCTCCAAGACACTGCCAGTCGTCTGGCAACGGACATCGATGACCTGCGTCGGTTCGTCCATGTTATATTTGCCGACTGTTCTAGGGGAACTGTCCATGCCCGCGCCGAAGAAACCCGAACAGCCGGGGTCGCTGGAGATGCTGATCGGTCAGCTGCTGGAGGCTACTCAGGCAGCGACGGTCGGCCTCAGCAACCTCAACGAGGAGACCAAGACGAATGCGAAGGCCATTGTAGCTATCACCACGACTTTGGAAACGGTCGAGAAGACGTTGACCGAGATCAATCGCCTGGTGCGAATGGGCAACGGTGAAGATTCCTTGCTCATGCGCGTCCGCCGGAACACGACGGAGATTGACGAAGCAACGACTCAGCTGGCCAAGATCAAAGAAGTGATCGACAGCTACAAGGCCGACATCGCTACCGGCGGCGGCCAGTGGAACATGCTGAAATGGGTCCTCACCATTGTGGCGTGGCTCGTTGCCACCGGGCTTGCCACGGCCGGTCTGGTAATCAGCATCCTGCGAATGAACAAGTAGGAGGACGCCCCATGATCTGGAACTCTGTGGACGGGCTTGGCCTGCTGCAGCGGGTCATGTTCAACGCCGGCACTCGCCTGGCCAAGGCGGCACAGGCCGGTGAGCCCGAGCCGGCCTACAGCCTGGCTGGCATGCTGTACCTGTCTTCCTCGGGCTATCTTCTGCTTTCGGTCCCCAACGCCATGGTCCGCGGCATCTATCAAGGTATGGCGGAGCCTGGGATTGAATTGCCGCCCAGCGGGCCCGAGGGCCTCCTCAACGCGCACATCACCGTGATGCGGCCCGAGGAGATCGCTGCCATCGGCGGCGCCGACAAGATCACGGAAAGGGGCAAACAATTCAAGTACACCCTGGGCCGCTTCCTGTGCCTGGAGAAGCCGTCTGGCTGGCCGGAGATGGCCGAGGTGTATTTCATGCTGGTGCATTCGCCCGATCTGCAGGAGCTGAGAAGGGCTTACGGCCTCAGCTCGCTTCCCAACGAAGGCAAGCACGCCTTCCATGTAACAGTTGCCGTCCGGCGCAAGGGAGTTCTCGGCCGCAACGAGACATCCAAGGTGAAAGATGACGGCGCTTCATAAGCACTTATGAACGAGGATGACGATGTCCTACGAGCATCTTCTCGGCCTGGGCGTGCCGGTGGGCTCCTTGACCTTAGACGGGATGGTCAAGGACGCTTTGACACCGGTAGATCTACACCGGGCCGAGAAGACTATTGACCACCGCCCCTCGGAGGCCCAGCGCCACGCCGGCAACTATGCCAAGGGGCAGGTCTCCTGGAAAGGGCTGCGCATCGCCATCGAGACGGCCAAGGGCTACCACCGCAAGGGCAAGGACAAGAACGGCAAGCCCTACAGCCAGGAGCTGCACTGCTCTTACGGTCAGATCCTCTCGACCGAGGGCAGCGACGACGATCCGGTCGACATCTTCCTTTGCGATCATTACCTCGACAGCGACGTTGTCTTCGTCATCAACCAGGTCGACCCTGACAACGGCGACTGGGACGAGCACAAGGTCGTGGCGGGCGAGATCTGCGAGGAGCGTGCCCGCCAGGTCTACCTGTCCTGTTATCCGGAGGGCTGGAAGGGTCTGGGCTCGATCGTGGCCATTACCGTTCCTCAGCTGAAGTGGTGGCTGGAGCACGGCCGGATGGACCGTAAGCTCAAGCTCAAGCATTTCCGCCCCAAGAAGGCCCACAAGGAGGCTGCCGACTATCGCCTGATGGGGAGGGTGCAGGGCGTACATCTCCGCAAGATCCTGCACGCCCTCCTGGACAAGTACAAGCTCCAGGGCATGGCCTACAACGATCCCTGGGGCGGCGACGTCCACGCCACCGTGGGCGGGACACCCGAGGAGCGGCAGAAGGTCTTTGCCGATCTGTCCTCCAAGCTCCAGGCCAGCACCCGCGGCCATCATTTCCGCGTGACCGAGTCCCCCTCGGCAGCCATCCTTAGAAGTATCTCCATGGGGCCGGCGGATCTGAGCCAGATGTTCGCCCGCCAGGGCTTCCTGGCGCACATGCATGCCTCCGATCCGGCCGCCTACGAGCGTGACTGGGTCAAGAAGCGGTTTCGCCTGCACGAAGATCCGCGCACGCACCTCCTCAGCGGCGAGGTGCCTGACCTTCCCTACCGGCAGCTGCAGGGTCTGGAGCCGGTCTATAGCGACCAGGTACGCAAGCCCGAGCTGTACGGGCCGCAATACTGGGCCAGCCATCCGACTCTGCACAGCACCGGCATCGACCTGCCGGCCGGCTCGCACGACACGCGGACCAAGATCAGCAGCGTGCCGCCCTTGCCGCGGATCGTGGCGGTGAAGTATGCCGAGGAGAAGGGCCCCTACACCATCGCCGTCGACCTGGACGGCACCATCGCCGAGAACCAGGAGACGTTCGACCCCAAGACGATCGGGCCGGTGCGGGAAGGCATGAAAGAGTGGCTGGACAAGTTCCACGCTGCCGGGGCCCGGATCATCATTCACACGGTCAGGGGCGACACGGATCTGGTAAAGGAGTACCTCGACGACAACAACATTCCCTACGACTACATCGGCGAGAACCCCGATCAGCCCGAAGACTCCAGCGGCAAGCTTTACGCTCATGCTTATTGGTGCGACAGATCGTGGAACGCCTTGGACCTTGACGAGCATGGCCCTACGATACTTCAGCAAGCCTTGGAGCATGCGGGAAAAACAGAACAGGTAGAAGATGAGCCGGCACCAATCACGGTAGCTATTCGTGAAGTGAGGATATTGTTGGCTCCAGACGATCTGTTGGATGACATTACGGAAAGGGCGGGGATACGTTGAGGATTAAGGAAAAGCGATCCGGGGTAGCGGCTTTGACCAGCTCCTGCTCCCCGGATCGCTCTCACGCCACGCGACGGAGGAGACTCCGCCCGTTGGCGCTTTCCATGGAGAGGTAGCCTAGTGGCCCAAGGCCCCGGAGTGCGATTCCGGTAGCGGCTGGCCCAGCCAGTTCCGTCGTGGGTTCGCATCCCACCCTCTCCGTTTGAGATTCGAGCTTCGACGCTTCGGCCAAGGCTTCTGCTTTTATATTCGCCACAAACGGCTTCTGTCAAAACTTATTTTGGAGGAAAAAATGTCTGCTATCGACCAGCTGCTCAAGGCGCGGGAATCACTCAGCAGCGAAAAACAGCAGCTTGAAGAGGCGATAGCATCACTAGACGCCGCCATTGCTACACTCTGCCGGAGTGAGCCTAAAGAGGCGGAGACCGCACCAAGGCCATCAGCGCCAGTTCCGGCGCCATTCTCGAAGCTGGCCCGGAAGGCAGACCGGGAAGGGACGCAGTTCTACAAGATCGCTCAGTTCTTTCTGGACATCGAGAATAGACCAACCACGGTTGCGTGAAAAATGAAAAGATAGCTGGACAATGTTGGTGAAAAGCTTACAATCCAGCTAGTCGCTTTGAGTGTTTGGGCACACACGGGTGTGTGCCTGCAAGTGGTATTTCTGAAACGTCTAACTCCGGAGGTGTCCATGTCTGGCACCATCTCCAATGGTGCGCTTTGCGCTCCCCCTGCTGCAGCAAACGGTCAGAACGGAACCAACGGGCACACGCATCAACGGCGTCTCTTGCCGTCACGGCGTGCCAATACCATCTACAAGCTGCGCATCGACGGCAAGGCCCTTTACCTCACGCTGGGCCTCTACGAGGACGGCTCCATCGGCGAGATCTTCCTGGACATTGCCAAGTGCGGCGAGGCCCTGCGCTTCTGGACGGCTGATGCCGCCATTGCCTTCTCGATTGCCTTGCAGAACGGCACGCCGCTCGAAGACTTGGTGAAGACTTATCTCGGCTCACACTCACAGCCGGCGGGCTGCGTGGAAGGCCACCCCGCCGTCGAGAAATGCACGTCCATCATGGACTGTGTATCCCAGATCCTGCTTGTTGACTTCCTCACCGCGAAGCCGGAGCCTGCTCCTGTCAGCGAGGAAGAGGAGGTAGTGCACCGCAAGCCGTTCGTTAACTCCAAGCCCATTGCGTTCAAATCCGGGGCAGGCTGGTAGAGAGGAGGAGCCCATGCAGTTTTCCGACAGCACTTTTCAGCGGTCCTTACGGCCGGCGCGCTGGCGCGTGGACGGCGAGACCAGGGTTCTCCTGGCCGACATATACGACGAGAGCCGCGGCCGCCTGGCTGCTTATCAGGTGGAGCAGACCCAGGAGCATTTCATCTGCCCGGCCGCGTGGTGGGGCAGCAGCTCCAACTTCGGCTCGATCAGCAATCTCGACATGAGCTGCGAGCTCTGGAAGCGGCGGCCGCAGCCCGGCTCGCGCTGGCAGGAGTGCCGGGCTTCTACCTGCGTGGTGGTGTTCTGCGCTTTCGATGTGGTTGACGGTGGCGCCGTGGTGGTGTATCGTCGGGATGGCGACGGCCTCTTGTCCGTCTGCCTGCTTGCCGACTGGTACAGTTACGTGCCCGAGCACGGCTGTGACCGCTTCGAGGAGCTGACGGCCCATGAGGATCGACTGGGAAGATCTCCCTGGAGCACTCGACACCTGGCCCCGGGCGTGCGCGCAGATCGCCGCTGACGTCACCAAGGAGGCCGCGGCTGTCTTTACGGCCCACGATGTGGGCTACTACCTTGATCTGGATACGGGACAGGTGGGCGTCCATGCCGACGGGCTGATCGACAGCCCGGACCGCTGTGAGAAGATGGCAGCCGATCTGGTGCGGTGTAGCAAGGCTGCCGCCCGAGCCGTTGGCCCCGAGCAGGTCAACGGCTCCTTTATTGCGCTGGCCGATCTGGGCAGCCCCGACCGTGCGCTCGTCAAGATCGCCTATTCCAAGACGCTGCGCGGGCTGGCCGAGGGGCTCAACTTCTTTCCCGGCCACTATCCGGGCGGCATCCCCAACCAGGCCTCGCCGCTGGCCGCCATGCTCACGACTGGCATCCTCGGCGCCGGCCTGGGCTGGGGGACGGGCAAGCTGCTGGGCGCGCTGGCGCCCAAGCGCTTCGGGCACAACCTGGGCCGGACCGGCCTCTTGCTCGGCGCTGGCCTGGGCGCGTTGCCGGGCGCCGTCTGGATGGGCCGTAATCTGGCCCAGGACAAATCCGTGCTCGATCCCTACCCGTATCCGCAGCTGCCGGCCGATGGCGTCAAGCTGGGCGAGCACTATACCGCCATGGTGACCGGCTTCTTGCACGATTTTCAGGAAGCGGCCGAGAAGGAAGCGGCTGCGGCCTTTGAGGAGTGGGCTCCGGCCCGGCTTGCGACACCGGCCGACGTTAATATTAACGCCCTGGGTAGGACACTCTGGGGTGCCGGGGCCTCTCCTCAATTGGCCGGTGCCGCCCTGGGTACCATGTACGCCGCCTCGCTCCTGCCCGATCCGCTCGCCCAGCCCGGCGTGGCCACTGGCAGCCAGATCGGGCAGCTGGCGGCCAGCATGGGCGGCAGCTACGTCAAGGGCCTCCTGGCCGGCGCTGCTCTCAACGCCGTGGTGGGGACACCCTATCCGGCCAGCACCTACGGGCTGGGCAGCATGGCCCTGGGGGTTGTCGGCTCGGTGCTGCCCAAGATATTCGGCGGCTAGCATGATACTGTTCTCGGCATGGACAGGCAGTTACGATAACTACATGCGTCTGCTCCTGGCCATCCTGGGCCCCGTCGAGGACAAGACGTTCATAGACCTCTGTGCCGCCGAGGCCACCATCTCGCGCAACCTTCCCTTCCGGCACAAGACCTATGTCGACATTAATCCCCGCTGGGTGATCCCGGCCGCGGCCGAGCACGGCCTGGCGGCTCGTTACGTAACTGCCGATGTTCTGGGCGCGCACGCGGTGTTCGACGAGCACTATGACGTGGCCTTCTGCTCGGACGGCATCGAGCACTTTCGCAAGGCGGACGGCAGGCGTCTGCTCAGGCGGATGCAGCAGCTGGCGGACCGGCAGGTGATCTTTACGCCGCTCGGTGTTTACGAGACGGACGAGAACGCGATCGGCCCCGATACGCACAAGTCGGCATGGGTGCCGGCTGATCTGCCCGGCTTCGCCTTTATCGTGCTGCCGCACTATCATCCGTTCGTGGGGGCGTTCTTCGCCTGGCACTGCCCGGGCGTGCGCCAGGAGCTTGAGCGGCTCAAGCACGATCACCGCGACTGGTGGGTCAGGTCAATAAGGATTGGCTATGGCTGAGCAGTCGATGTCTCGGCTATAATCAGCTTCAGCTTTGAGGATCAGGTGATGGCCGAGCTTTTTTTAGGCATTACGACTACCGGCTCGCGGGGAGTAGTCCGCTTCGGCGCGCAGCGCTGGTGGGCCGAGCGCGGCCTCATCCACATGGAGTCCTCGACCGACAATTCCTATCACACCTACTCCGTGCGCACCGTCCTGGAGCGGATCAGGGCCCTTTCCGACATGCTCGGCAATCGCCGCGAGGCCTGGACCGAGGACCAGTTCGACCAGGCCCTGCGCCATTACCACCAGGACTTCGTCGACGCCATGTCGCAGCTGTGTCAGAAGGCCCGCGAGCAGGGCGAGCCCTGGGACGCCCGGGCTCGCCGGGACATGGCCCGGCGGCTGCCCAAGACTGTTGTGATGTCGGCCACCATGGACCTATAGCGGAGCTGTCTCATGCCGCAAGAGATGAAAGGCCGGCGTGTGCAGATCCCGGACGGGCACGACCCGTACCTGTATATCACGGAGGCGGGCGACTACGGCGGGCCGATCGCGCATGCTTCCAACGGCGTCCCGGCCGTGTTCTTCCTGCTGCCCGTTGCCCGCGACCCGGATGTACCCGGCGAGGCGCGCGCGCTGCACCACATCCAGGCGCCGCCGCACGCGATTCGGGAGGAGCCGGATGGCTCCCTGACGATCAGAGAGTCGATTGGCGCCGGGCACGGTGTCTATTACTGGCATGGCTTCCTGACCGAGGGCCAGTGGGAGCTAAATAAAAGCAAGCCGTGAGGTGCTGTCATGACGGATCGCGAGGCGTTCAAGATCGGCTTCCTGGGCCGCTGCATCGAGGACGGGCTCACCCTGCCCCAGATCGAGGCCGCTGTCAAGACGGCTCTCGATAAGGCTGCCATCCTGGGCAAGCTACTCGACGTGGGGGCCGGCGTCGGCAAGTCGCTGCTCAGCAAGCTGCTGCCCCTGGCCATCGTGGCGCCGCCGATCGTGGGCGGCCTGGGCGGATACGGGCTTGCCAAGGCCACCGATATTCACGACACTGACGTGGCCGAGATCAAGGACCGGGAGCTGATGGACGAGTACAAGCGGCAAACCGATCGTATGCTCCGCGAGAAGGCCTTGCGTGACGTCACCCGCTCCCAGCGCCGGCTGCCCGGACTCCGTATATGAACAACAGCCTGATCAAGTACCAGGATGAGCGACAGCACACGGGATCAGGCAAGCAGATGTTCTGGCAGCGGGCCGAGCTCGACGGCTTCCCGTTCCGTGGTCAGGCGGCGCCGATCCTCAAGGAGGAGGAGTACGAGGCCAGGGTCCGCAAGGTCGGCGACGCCAAGAACGGCTTCTTCGACGTGGGAGTGCCGGCGGAAAACGCTGCTTACCTAGCTGTCTGCGACCGAATCGTCAATGGCTGGTACCAGTGCCTGTATATTGAGCGTTTCTGGAACAAGACGACCAGGCATTACGTCGAGTGGGTCGAGTTCTACATGGAAGACGGCTCCCGCGCTCCCTTTAGCTACTCGACCAGCATGGAAACGTACAATCGGAACCGCAACGGCTCATAAGTGCTTATGAACGAGCAAGCGACAGTCGCTGACGTCTGGACGCACGGCGTGGGTCGCATCAAGCGCCGCCCCTATCTTCTACAGGTCGGCGCCGAGGCCATCGACATTGCCGAGCTTCGGACTTATTTCCCGCTGGGGACGCTGGGGCCGGTCCTGGCCAAGCTCGATCCGCCCCTCACCGCCGCCGAGGCGCTCTGGGTTGCCAGGTTTATCAGGTTTATCCTGCCCGATCCGCCGATGCGCAGACACGACGAGGAGCAGCTCGATATGCTCATGGCCATTGTCCTGGAGAAGCAAGCATGAACCACCAAGTCGCGTCTGAGATCCTGGCCAAGGTCCGGGCCAAGGCGGCCCAGACCGCAGCGCCTGCCGACATGCCGGTCATGCCCGACTACGAGTCGGCCGTGCGCCAGCTTCGTGCCAACCAGCTGAATGCCAGCGGCTGGCACGACGTCCGCAACCTGGCCCTGGCCTCCTTGGCCGGCGGCGCGGCGGCGCGCGGGCTGTTTGGCCTGGTCAACACCCTCCGCCGCGGCACGGCCAAGAAGCGTGACACCAGTCAGATGGCGGCCTTGACCCTTCCCTACCCGGTCAAGATGTCCCAGGCTCCGGCCGTGCCCGACTCCACGGCGGGCCTGAGCTGGTACATGCCGGCCATGTTCGGTGCCGGCCTGGGCGGGCTCGGCTTGGGCTGGAAGGGGCTCGATATGATCCTGGAGCATCGCCGCGAGGCCGAGCGCCAGTCCGAGCTGGACAAGGCCCGGCGCGGCTTCCGCAAGGCTGTTCTGACCCAGTACGACAAGCCCCTGCCGGGTGCTGCCCTCAAGCTGTCCGAGGACGTCCGGGCCGCCCTGGAGAAGCTGAGCGGCGATCTCGACGTGCTTTACGATCGCTTCACGACCGCTGCCGAGACAGTCAAGAAGGCCGATAGCTGGACGGAGCTCAAGGGCCGCTTCATGGGCGGCTACGGGGCCTATGCCGGGCTGGCCGGGCTTGTCGCCGGCGCCATCGTCTACGACAAGATGCGCAAGCGCTCGCGCCGGGCCATCATCGACGCGGCCCTGGCCAAGCGCCGCAACCTGGCCTTCTCCCGGACGCCGACCGAGATCTACGCGACGCCCGAGTCGGTGGCTCATCTACCGACAATGTCGCGGCGGACCGAGCTGGAGAAGATCAAGCAGCCGCCCTCCGATATCACGGCCGAGCCGGATCTTGCTGTTGCCTGACACGCTCCCATGCCTAGCTCATTCAAGGATGAGAACACCGATACAAAGACGCCGTCCCTGCGCGCCTTTGGCGACATCAAGGCTACCCGCCGCTTGATCTACGATAACGCCCTGAGTGCCGCCCAGGCGATCGAGCCGGTCCAGAGCAAGACCCACACTCTCAAGCTGTCCAACGTCTCGTACATGGACCCAGATGACCTCCCGCCCAGTCGGCACAAGCAGGCCATCCTGGGCGGCGAGACCTTGGGCCGCCGCCTCAAGGGTGTCTGGGAGCTGAGCGACAACGCCTCCGGCAAGGTACTCGACAGGCGTGAGCAGATCGTGGGCCGGGTGCCGCACCTCAACGGCCTGGGCACTTTCACTCTCAACGGCAACGACTACGTGCTCCGCCACCAGGAGCGGCTGGAGCCGGGGGCGTTCACGCGCATCAAGAACAACGGCGAGCTGGAGACGCACGTCAACATCCTGCCCGGCAAGGGCGTGTCGCACCGCTACATGCTTGATCCGGCCAAGGGGGTCTTCCAGATCAAGCTGGGCCAGTCGGTGATGCCGCTCATGCCGCTCCTGGAAGCCATGGGAGTCTCCAACAAGGAGCTGCAGGACAGCTGGGGCAACGAGCTGTTCGCCGCCAACGCTCAGGCCAATGATGCCGGCGCTCTTCGAAAGCTAAAAGAAAAGCTGCTCCGGCCGGTAGAAGGCGAGGAGGAAGCCAGCGGCCGGGCCCGCCTGGTGCAAGCCTTCGAAGGCATGGAGATGCATCCCGAGATCAACCAGAAGACGCTGGGGGCCCCGCACGCGCGTCTCGACAAGGACGCCATCCTGGCCATCACCAGGAAGCTCCTGGCCGTGAGCCGCGGCGAGGCCGATCCCGACGATCGCGACCACCTGGCCTATCAGCGCTTCTTCGGGCCCGAGGATCTCTTCCACGAGCGGCTCCGCAAGGACCACGGTCACCTCCGCCGCGCCTGGCTATTTCGCCATGGTAAAAAGGGCGACCTGGCCGCCATGCCCTCGGGCCTCCTGACACCCCAGATCGAGCAGGCCATCCTGGGGAGCGGCCTGGGTAGCTCGTTAGAAGAGATAAACCCTTTGGAGATTCTCGACAAGCACTCCAACATTACCAAGCTCGGCGAGGGCGGCCTTCCTTGCCATTCAGACGATACCGAAGTGTTTACGCTTTACGGCTGGAAACGGTGGCCGGACGTTGTCTCTAGCGACAAGCTTGCTACGCTTGATTCCGAAGGCCGAATGATCTTCGAGGTACCGCATAGATTGTTTGCCGTTGCTTATGATGGGCCTATGTGCCGCGGTGTCACCAAGATGGTGGACTACTTGGTGACACCGGCGCACCGCATGTTCGTGTCGTTTGCAACGACCACGGTCGGGCATACTCACGTCAGGTCGGAATGGCAGTATCGCCAGGCGTCTGACATTCACGGGAAGAATGTTAAACACCTAGTAGGCTGTAAGGCATACGTTGGTGGTAACGCTGCTCCGGAGTGGTATATCCTGTACCCTGCTCCCGTCAAGAACGGCAACCACGGCTCAGCGCGTACAGAGTCATTACGTGTTCCGTTTCTGCCCTGGGTGCAGTTCCTTGGCTACTGGCTGGCCGATGGGAGTTACGCTTATAGCTTGGAGCGGAAAGAGTATCGCACTGAAGTCGCCAAGTACATCGAGAAGAATCCTGAGGAACACGTACAGATTGAGGATATGCTTGCTGTGCTCGGCTTCACGTACAGGTACGAGCAGAGGCGTCGTTTCATCATTAATGGAAAGCATCTTGCGTATTATTTGAAGCAGCTCGGCTTCGCCGGTGACAAGTTTGTGCCGGATTATGTGCTGGCCGGTGATCTGGTAACACGAAAGACGTTTTTCGACGCCATCACCACGATGGATCATTCCGGAGATCGGGACAGTCGCTGCTTTGGCTATGCGTCGAAGTCGAAGAGGCTGGCGGAACAGGTGGGCTGGTTGGCCTTGTCGCTCGGATATACGGTCATCTACCGACTCAGGCGCAAGAAGGGAGAGCCGCCACAGCACAAGTTGATCGTTCGCACGACAAGAGAGGCCGGGATTTCCTTGCAGAAGAATCGTGACCAGTACCAGACTATCGATTATTCTGGCACTGTTTACTGCGCCGAAGTTAGCGGCAGCATGCTTTTGACGCGGCGTAATGGAACGGTGCTTTGGTCGGGAAACTCTCTCGATGCGGTCCCCGAGGAGAGTCGCAACGTCCATGCCTCGCACATGGGCTTCCTGGACGCATGTCGCACCCCGGAAAGTTTTCGCGCTGGCATCGACCTCTACCTGGCCAGGGGTGCCCGTAAGGGGGCCGACGGCAAGCTCTATGCCCGCTTCCGCAACCTCAAGACCGGCAAGTTGGAGTGGAAGACGCCCCAGGACATTGACGAGTCTACCGTGGTGGCCTCGGGGGTCATGCAGCAATATCCCACCAAGCTGGTGCCAGCCTTCAAGAACGGCAAGATCGAGTACGTGCCGCGCGGCGAAGTCACGCTGGAGCAGCCCGACTTCGAGGACGCCTTCTCTCACGTCAGCAACTTGGTGCCCATGAAGAGCGGCATGAAGGGCCAGCGCGAGGTCATGGCCAGTCGCATGCTCACCCAGGCCCTGCCGCTCACTAAGGCCGAGGCGCCCTGGGTGCAGTCGGGCATCCCCGGCAGCCGCGGTCTCCGCTCCTACGAGGACGAGCACGGCACGAGCCTGGGAGCCGTCAGGGCCTCGGAGGGCGGCCGGGTCACGAAGGTTACTCCCGACGCCATCTCGGTGCACTACGACAGTGGCAAGAAGGATGACATCCCGCTCTACAATCAGTTTCCGTTTGCCCGCAAGACCTTCTACCACCAGAGCCCGATCGTGGCCGCCGGTACGCCCTTCGGCAAGGGCCAGCTGCTGGCCACTTCCAACTACACCGACAATCAGGGCACGGCGGCCCTGGGCCTCAACGCCCGGGTGGCCTACATTCCCTGGGAGGGCCTGGCCTTCGAGGATGCCGGCGTCATCAGCCGCTCGCTGGCCGACCGTCTCACCTCCGAGCATGCCTACCAGCACGACCTGACCGGCCTCCCCCTGGATGAGAAGACCAAGATGGGCCGGAAGCCTTTTATCAGTCTCTTCCCTACCAAGTTCACCCGCCAGATCCTGGACACCATCGGCGACGACGGCGTCATCAAGCCGGGCACGATCGTGGAGCACGGCCAGCCCTTGATCCTGGCGGCCCGGGAGAAGGAAGACGCCGAGAACAAGATTCACAAGCGCAAGCAGCCCGGCTTCCTGGACGCCAGCGTCATCTGGGAGCACCACGATCCCGGCGTGGTGACCGACGTGGTGCACGGCAAGGAGGGGCCATTGGTGGTGGTGAAGTCGCGCTCGCCCATGAAGGTGGGCGACAAGATCTCGGGCCGGCATGGCAACAAGCATATCATCAGCGCCATCCTGCCCGATCACCAGATGCCGCAAGACGCCGAGGGTAAGCCGATCGAGGCCATCCTCGGCGACATGGGCATCACCACGAGAACTAACCCGGCCCAATACGCCGAGGCCATGCTGGGCAAGATTGCCGCCAAGACTGGCAGGCCGTACAAGGTGGAAGACTTCAAGGACATAAAGGATATGGCCGCCTATGCCGAGGACGAGCTCAAGAAGCACGGCATGGAGAGCATGGAGGAAGTGTACCTCCCCAAGTACGACAAGAAGATCAAAGCCGGCATTGGCAACATCTTCCTCATGAAGCTGCACCACCAGGCCGAGTCGAAGCTCCAGGGACGCGGCGGGGGCGGCTACACGGCCGAGGGGGAGCCCAGCAAGGCCTCGAAGGGCGGCAGCAAGCGCGTGGCCATGCTCGACCTCAACGCCCTCCTCTCCCATGGAGCCATCGAGAACGTCCGCGACGTCCGGCTGGTGCGGGGCCGGGAAGACCCGCAGTTCTGGCTGCAGATGCTGTCGGGGCATACGCCGCGCGACCCAGTGGAGCCGCAGGTCTATCACAAGTTCCTGGCCATGCTCAAGGGCGCCGGTATGAATCCGGTCCGGCACGGCTCGCAGCTGCACCTCATGGCCCTGACCGACAAAGACGTCTCCACACTGTCCCAGGGCCGCTACCTGGAGAACGGCGAGACGGTCCACTTCGACCAGGGCTTGAAGCCGGTGGCGGGCGGTCTGTTCGATCCCAACCTCACTGGCGGGCACGGTGCTGATAAATGGTCCGCGATCAAGCTTCACGAGCCGCTGCCTTCCCCCGTGATGGAGGAGCCGCTCCGCAAGGTACTGGGGCTGACCGAGAAGAAGCTGCGCGGCGTCATCGCCGGCACCGAGGAGCTGGGAGAGCACGGCACCGGGCCCCAGGCCCTGGTCAAGGCCCTGGACGACTTCAGCCTGCCCCGGGCCTTAGCCCAGGCCAGGATGGACATAGCCGGCGGCTCCAAGACCCGCCGCTCCGAGGCCGAGCGCAAGCTGGGCTACCTCATCGACGCTGAGCGGCTGGGGCTGCATCCCCGCGATTGGATGCTGTCCCATGTCCCGGTGCTGCCGCCTATTTTCAGGCCTGTGTCCATGCTGGGGGCGACCGGCACTCCGTTGGTGGCTGACTCCAACTACCTCTACAAGGAGCTGATGGGGGCCAATAACAATCTCAAGGAGATGAAAGGCCTTGTCGGAGAAGGTAATGTCGGCGACGAGCGCCTGGCTGTCTACGATGCCCTCAAGGCCGTCACCGGCCTGGGCGAGCCCATCACCCTCAAAAATCAGCAGAAGCGCATCAAGGGGCTGCTGGGCAGCGTCTTCAGCAGCTCGCCCAAGTTTGGCATGATGCAGCGCAAGCTGCTGTCCTCCACGGTCGACAATGTCGGCAGAGGCGTTGTGATCCCCAACCCCGACCTCGACATGGACCACCTTGGCATCCCCGAAAACATGGCCTTTGACATCTACTCCAAGTTCGTGGCTCGCCGCCTCCACCGTCGCGGCTTGCCCCTCCGGGAAGCCTTGAAGCAGATCAAGGAGCGCACCCCGCTGGCCCGCTCCTACCTCACCGAGGAGATGGCGGCCCGGCCGGTATATATGAATCGCGCTCCCGTCCTCCACCGCTTCGGCATCATGGCCTTCCACCCCGTCCTGGTGGGCGGCAACGTCATCCAGGTCCCGCCCTTCATCGTCAAGGGCTTCGGCATGGACTTCGACGGCGACGCCGTCAACATCCACGTCCCCACGACCGACAAGGCCATTCACGAGGCCATGGAGCGGATGCTCCCCTCCAAAAACCTGCTCTCCCCTGCTGACTTCAAGACGCCCATGGCCATGCCGATCCGGGAGTACCTCTACGGCCTCTATCACGCCACCTCCAAGAACAACAAGCGCCGCCCCTCCACCTTCCGCGGCGTCGACGATGTCTTGGCAGCTTTGGCACACGGCTCTATCCGCATCGACGATCCGGTCGAGACTGTTACCTAGCGGCGCCTGGCGGCACGGGCTGCCAGGACGTCGACGATGTTCTCGATCTCCTCCTCCGTGAACAGGCGCCTGTTGGACGCCCGCAGCGTTGGCTCGGGGATTATGCCGCTCTCAATGAAGTAGAGCAGCTTCCAGCGACTGATCTTCACGATTCGGGCTACTTCGCCGCTGCTGTAGCATGCCTGGTTTGTCTCTGTCATGGCTTATCCCTTCCATTCTGGTAAGTTTGTTGCTGGCCTTCAGTGATCGGGGAAAACCGACACTACTGGCCAACAACAAGTAAGGGACAACCGACAACGGCTAAAAAACAGCCGTTTTTGGGTCATAATATGTGAGTAGCGTTGCTTACTGCTCGGCAGATTCACTGCCGGGGTAAGTGCTGCGCTCGTTTTCAGGGGAACATGTCATGACTGAGCCGATGTGCCAAAAGCTGTTCGATATCGTCCGCGAGGCGCTGCGTGCCGGCGGGCATGCGTTTGTGCTTTGCGTCTGGCGCTACGAGCCGACCGGTTTCTCGACGGCCATTCACATGCCCACCGTCGAGGGCGAGATTGACGAGTCTTTCGGCGATGCCTTCATCCTGGGCGCCTTGCACGCGATCGGCCGGGCTGATGGCGGGGATGATGATTTCCGGCGGCGCCGGGAAGATGGACTCTACCGCCTGTCCGACACGCTTCGCAGCCTCGACTGGGAGTACGAGCCCGGCACGTCTTTCGCTGTCTTTGCCAGGGGGCTGCTGCACGACGAGCACGGCAATCCCACGACGGTTGCCGGCATGCATTACCGCTTTGCCCCTGGCGTTTCCGCATCGCATCAGCACCTCGATCTCATTCGCGATATCTCGGTCGAGTGGAACAACATGCGCCACGGGAGCCAGCTGGTGCGGGCGCGGAGCCAACTGGTGTGGGCGCGCGGAGGGAGCTGACAAGCAGTTGTAACGCCCGAATGCTGGCTTTGACCGAGGCCAGTAACCTGTATAGATCGGTCGCAAGTGGAGGCGGTTGGACGCTTATAGCACCCAAGCCAGGTCCAACACTGGTTTGGCAGGGGTTCCGCAGCCTGGGTCTGGCGGACGCGAAAGGACTTCCGGCTCTGCCCCCTCGGGGCAGAGCCGGTCGGGCCTTTTCTTTTTTTGCTAAAACGAACCCTGGCGGCATGTTGTGTGTCAGCCAGGCAGAATTTTCGCGCAGGCCATGTGCAAGGTTCCTTCTATTTCATGTAGCGAAACTACCTTGCATGCTTTCCTGCGCACCAAAAAATCCCGGCCATCGACAAGGTTCCTTCTCAACACTTTTCACCAAAGGTAACTACCTTGCCGGCTTCCCGGGATCTTTTTTTAGCGAGGAGCTCTTCCCATGCTTCCCATGATCGAGATCTACCTGACCAAGCGGCGCAAGCTGTTGGTGGAGACCAGCAATTGGCGGCGTGGGGCCATGCCGGCCGGCGCTCCAGCCAATGGTTACTACACCTGGTCGACGATCGGGGTTGTGGATCACGCCTGGATCATGTCGACTTGCGTCGAGGCGTGGACAAGACAGCCCACCACGGTCGGCGTCCCGCCGCTGCCCGGACCTACTCCGAGCACGCTGGCCATGGAGCCCCTGGTGGCCACGTTCAATCGTAACCTCAATTCCCTTGGCTTCACCTGCTCGAAGCCACTCCTCCTCGCCCTGGCCGGCCTGGACGAGATGACTCTGACGATGCTGTATGAGGCGGTCATGACCGTCCTCAAGAAGATGGTGGGAGCCCATCGGACCTTCCGGCCCATGTACCCCAACTTCCCGAAGCAGGTCATGGAGGCCGACGAGGCCGAATTGTACTGCAACGCCATGGTGCACTATCTGGCGGCAGCCCTTCGCGACCAGGAACAGGGCCAGCCCCGGCTCTTCGGCGGCGCCATGATGGAAGGAGCCGCGGCCAAGCCGACTCTCCCGGAGAAGGAGCTCGACGAGATCGCCGTGGCCCGGCACTGGCTGCCGGATTATGCCACGGAAGCGCGGGCGCCGCTGCCCGAGTCCGAGATGGTGACGCTCAAGGTTATCCACCTCGGGACCGAGGACGACTTCAACAGGATCTTCACCGTCTTGGTGGGATCGAACGGCTCTCTCTCGGAGGGCGACAAGGAGATCGTCCGGTGGTTCACCGAGAACCGGAGGGAAGCACTTCCGCGCTTGCTGCCCGACGTGATCCCGCAGAAGGAGAACCTGGCCCTGCTTGTTGGCTTGCTCCTCAAGCACGAGGTTCCCGTTTATCTCACCAGTTACCTCAAGACCAGCACGGACGTGCTCCGCACGGCTGTGGTGATGTCGGGAGGTGATGTCTCGCTGGCCGAGAACACCAAGTTCCGGCGCTTCAAGCGGTCGGAGCGGCGGTTCCTCTTGACGGCCCTGGAGGCCTTGCCTTCGGTCGTGGAGGACATGCTGCGCCGGCCGGAGGTGTGGAAGCGGTTGGGTCGGGAATTGCGGCCCGGGGATTACCCTCTCCGGTTTCCGAAGACCCTCCAGGCGTTCGCTGTTGTCCGCAACCCCGAGGCTTTCCCCTTCCGGACGTTCAACGGCAAGGTCGAGCGGGCTCTGCGCGCGGTCGACGTCCAGGCCTACACCGATCTTCTGGGCAAGCGGCCTGGCGACTTCGCCCGTCGTCTGGACCACGCTCTGCGCATCGCGGGAGGCAGGTGGCGGGAGGTCGTTGACGCCTTCAAGCAGGTGGCGGCACAGGTCTCTACGCCGGTGCTGCTCCAGGCCCTGGCTCACTTCGTACACCGGTACGAGCCGACTGATCACCGGGCCTTTTTCCCCAAGGGCTTGGTCTCCAAGGTCAAGGCGGCTGATAAGCCTCTGCCGCTCTTGGAGCCCGAGGTTTTGGGGAACCTCACGTCTATCATCGTCAACACCCTGGTTGCCAGGTTCAAGACCCTGCCGCCCCTGGGCAAGGTCTGGGTTGATCCGGCGATGCGGCTGCAATTCGTACCGAGCGGTCAGCGCTCGGCCTCGAAGTCGCTGCGCACCATCGCCCGCGGCTCTCGGCTCGATCTGCCTGCAAGCAAGGCAATCCGGTTCTTCGTGTGGTGGAAGGAGCCCAGGGGCGTCCGGACCGATATCGATCTGGCGGCCACGTTCTTTGATGCGGAGTGGAATTACCTTCGTGACATCTCGTACTACAATCTGCGGGATCTGGGTCTGGGCTGCGCCCACAGCGGCGATATCACCAGTGCGCCCAACGGGGCGTGCGAGTTCATCGATCTTGATCTGGAGCTGCTGCGTGCCGCTGCCGATTCTCCCTGGCGTGGGAGCGGGCCCGGGCTGCGCTACGTCATGATGAACATCTACTGCTACACGCAGCAGCCGTTCAAGGATCTACCGGAGTGCTTTGCCGGCTGGATGGCACGGACTGCCGTCCGGAGTGGAGAGATCTTTGAAGCCAGGACGGTTCAGGACAAGATCGACATTGCCGGCGACACCACGACCAACATCCCGCTCATCGTGGACGTGGTGAGCCGTCAAGTGATCTGGGCCGACGTCGCTCTCAAGAGCCGGACGGCGGTCCTCTGCGGCTACACGCAGCGCAGTAATGTTTCCCTGATGGGCAAGGCCATTGCCAGCCTGCGTAAGCCGACCCTCTACGACCTCTTTTCCATGCACGCCCACGGACGGGGCGAGCTGGTGGCGAAGGCGGAGGATGCCGACGTGCGCTTCGGCTGGAACGGTGACATCTCCCCGTTCGACACGGACCGGATCATGAGCGAGCTCATGCCCGATCCGCCTCGCGCCGATCTGGCGCTCACGGCAACGACGGTTTGAAACGACTTGCCGGGCAGGGCCCGGCAAGTCGTCCCTTTTTTTTAGCCCTCAGAAACGCTAACATCATCCATGCGGGCCAGTCTGCTTCCCTATTGTCACGGACGTGCCACATGGACGCTGGATTCCTCAACCCCTGTCTATTGCAATACGCTGCGGATTCTTTCCGCTCTACCAAGCAGGCCTTCGTGGCCGGCGGTGATCCATCTCAAGCCGGCGGTGGCGGCCCTCCCGGAGGCGGCGGCATGCCTCCCGGCATGGACCCGTCCATGATGGGCGCAGCCGGTCCCCCTCCTGGGCCTCCTCCCGGGCCTCCTCCCGGGCCTCCTCCCGACGCTGGCGGCGGCGGAGGCGGAGGCGGTGACCCGCTGGCACCGATCATGCAGAAGCTCGTAGCCCTGGAGCAGCGCGTGAGCATGGGCGGCGGCGGCATGAGCGGCGACGGCGCCATCAAGCCCAAGATCGACGTCAACGTGGCCCTCATGCAGATCGGCAAGATGATCGCCCGCATCGCCGACGCCCTCAAGGTGCACATCCCGGCTCACGAGATGCTTGCTACTCCCCAGGACCTCACGGCCATGGCCCAGGGCCAGACCCAGCCCGCGCCGATGGCCGGGCCGCCCGCCGGGGCCATTCCCCCCATCGGTGGTATGGACGGCATGCAGCCGTCCGGAGCACCCGGCGGCGGCGGTGAGAAGGCTGGCTCTCTCAATGGCACCCGGCACGCCGACGGCAGCGCCTTCTCCCTGGAGCGGCTCAGCGCCGGGGCGAGCCTGCTCAACGACAGGACCGAGGCCCTGCTCAAGCTCAACTGGAGGCTGCGATGATATTGGAGGTCATCCCGGCGGCGGGAGTGGGCGGTCAGCCGATCCGCTTCCGGGCCAACCAGGTTATCATCCGCCACGACGACATGACCATCGCCGGCGTGGCCGCGGTTTATGGCCCGCGCAACGCTATTGACATCTCCGTCGTCGGCGACGATGATTTCGCCGTGGTCTTGCGGAATCTGGGTATTCGCGAGACAGTGATCTGCGACCGGGTCGAGCTGGCCAAGCCGCCGCCCGGGGCCAGGCTGGTGAGCAGCCCCTACTAGGAGCTGTTCATAAGCACTTATGAATCGGGGACCTCTCATGCCATCGGAACGTGATCTGAATCAGGCTGAAATCGAGAAAAAGCGGCGTGCCCTTCTGGACACGCGCGGCACCGACAAGGTGTACAAGAGCGGCGACGTCTCGGCGCTCGGCCGTCAGTCCGTCATCGGCGACACCCGCCTCCGCGAGGGCCGGGTGCCGCGGCCCATCCCCGACAACAACTCCAACCTCACGCAGCTGCAGCGGATTCAGCAGGAGCACCTGGTCTCCAGCGACAAGTATTACCGCTCGGCCGCTGACGTGCCTGTCGGCAGCGGCGGCGGCAATGTGGGTGGCAACATTCCGCAGGCCGCCTTGCCTCCCGCGGCTTACGGCAATCGCGGGCGGTCCGGCTATCAGCGACTGCCAGTGCCGGCCAGCGCGGCCAACGTCATCAATCTGCGCATCGACAAGCCCGAGGACGTGGTCCGCGTCATCGACGCCGCCGTCAGCCGCGTCCTCAGCAGCTATCCGACCCCGATCGTTGTCGAGGTGGCGCCGCTGCCGGGGCTTATCATGCGAGCGCGTACGGCTCTTGACCAGCGGATCGCGCGCGAGGCCATCACCGAGGACCAAGGCCGGGACATCACTCTCAGGCTGCTGACGCCGGAAGCTGCGGCAGCGGCGCCGGCCCCGGCTCCTGTCGTCAAGACGGCAGCGCCCGTGCCGCCGCCCGCAGCTGCCGAGCCCGAATCGTTCCCGCCGCCCTCTGCACCGGAAGTGGCTGCGCCCCTAGCGGAGGCACCTCCGGCAGCCGAGGACGAGGACAACGACTTCTTTGCCGAAGATCCGCTGGACGGCATCAAGGAGCCCAGCGCTGCCGACAAGGCCATGCAAGCCTTCATTGACGAGGCCCTGGGTACTCCCGAGGAAGTCCCCGAAGCTGCGCCGTCGACTCCTCCCGCGCCACCTCGTTCCTGAAGACCCAGGCCGCGATCCGGAGGATCGCCGTGCGGCCCGTAACCACAGCCGGGCAAATCCTGGTCAACAGTGTCCTCCCCGAGGATCTGCGTGACCATGCGCGCACACTCGATAACAAACAGCTGACGGCACTTCTCCAGGAGGTGGCTTCCCGCTATCCCGAGCGCTACGCCAGGATCACGCACGATCTGGGCAACATTGGCCGCCAGGTCGCCACCGAGGCGGGCGGCACGACTTTCGGCATCGAGCATCTCCGCAAGTCAGCGGTGGGCCGGCGGCTGCAGGAGCGGCTGCAGGCCCGGATCTTCGATCTGCTCAACAATCATCCTCCCGGCAAGGCCCTGCACGACAAGATCACGACCCTGGTCGGCGACGCCATGAAGGAGCAGCGCCAGGCCGTCTTCGACGAGAGCCTGAAGGAAGGCAACCCGCTGGCCGTGCAGGTCGCCTCGGGGGCGCGCGGCAACCCTCAGAACCTTGTCTCCCTGCGCGGCAGCGACCTGCTCTATACCGATTCCAAGGACCGGGTGATACCGATCCCTGTCCTGCACAGCTACTCGGAGGGTCTTACCCCTCTGGAATACTGGGCCGGCGCCTACGGGGCCCGTAAGGGAATTATTGATGTCAAGACAGCCGTGCGCGATGCCGGTTATTTATGCCTTGCTGCGGGTACGCTAGTTCGTATGGCGGACTGGGGCGTCAAGCGAATCGAAGACGTCAGAGTCGGTGCTTGTATTCTCGGTGCTGACCGTAACGGGAATACTTTCCCTGTTAAGGTTACTGCGACCTTCTTCAGCGGAGACAAGGAGGTCTGGCGTTACCGCTTCCGGGTCGGTAAAGCAAGGAAAAGCTTTATCTGCATCGAGGCTACGGAGGAACACAAAGTTCTTGCCAAAATGAAGCGTGGACGCGCTGGTACGCCGTGGGGTGATCGTAATTCGATTCTGACGCCCACGCAATTACCTTTGAGTAGGGCCTCTGGTGGCTTTCGTGCTCTACCGATTGCAGGGTCTGTCTCGACTGAAGGAAAGCACGAGCCGATGGCGTTACTTATTGGTTTGTTAATCGGAGATGGCGGCTTGACCGGTCGTAGCGTCAACTTGTCTACCGGTGATGTCAGTCTGGCTGAGCACGTGGATGCCTATCTTCGCCCGCACGGGTTTTCCCTGGAGAAGATTAAAAACCATCCTTACGAGTACATAGTTATCGACCATGAGACCTACGGCGGCTATTGTCCTACTGGCAGTCATCGCCACCGCCTTCGCCACATGCTCGCGGAGATGTGGCTGCTTGACAAGTACGCACATGAGAAGTGCATTCCCGACTGTGTTTACGACTGGAATAACTCTTCGGTCGCTGACTTGCTTGCTGGCTTGTTCGAATCTGATGGCTCTGTGTCTGTGCCCAACGTATCTACAGTACCTGTGCTCGTATTGGCGATGACGGCCAGAAAAGCGGTTGAACAAGCGCGAGAATTTCTTGCGTGGCGTTTTGGGATTCATTGCACACCTGCGCGTCGCTACGAGCCGGACAAGACGCTGAAGCTGTTGGCAGCCGGAAATTGGGCGAAATCCAATCACGATATGTGGGAAATCAAAATCAATGACCGTCTCTCGGTACTGCGTTTCGCCGAACATATCAAGATGCCGGGGGTCAAAGGCCGGCGCTTTACCGAGTTACTTGCGACGATGCGACCAGAGACGCGAAACAACGAGTTCAATTACAGCTTTGTTGCCAAGGAATTTATCGGTATCAGGCCGACGCACGACCTGGAAGTTGACCACCAAGACCATCTGTTCGTCCTTGCCAACGGTGCAATTGTCTCGAATAGCAAGCAGCTGGGTCAGATGACTCACCGCCTGATGGTAACAGGCCTCGACAGCGACGATCCCGAGGACGAGCTCAAGGCCAGAGGGCTGCCGGTCGCCGTCGACGACGCCGATAATGAAGGTGCTCTCCTGGCCAAGCCAATTGCCGGCTATCGCCGCAACACCGTGTTGACCCCGCGCATCCTGCAAGACCTCAAGGGCAAGGGCCATGCCAAGATCCTGGTCCGCAGCCCCCTCACCGGCAATCCGCCGGAGGGCGGTGTTTATGCCCGCGACGTGGGCATCCGTGAGTTTGGCCGCCTGCCGGGCCGCGGCAGCATGGTGGGCCTTACAGCGGCCCAGGCCCTGGGCGAGCCCATCAGCCAGGGATCGCTGTCGTCCAAACACGCGGGCGGCGTGGCCGGCCAGTCCAAGGCGGTCTCGGGCTTCGAGTCGATCAACCAGCTGATCCAGGGGCCCAAGACCTTCAAGGGCGGCGCGGCTCATGCCGTCACCGACGGCACCGTGCAGAAGATCGAGGAGGCCCCGGCCGGCGGCTATTACGTCTGGATCAACGATCAGCAGCACTACGTCAACCAAGGCCTGGACCTCAAGGTCAAGCGCGGCGATCATGTCGAGGCCGGCGACGTCCTGTCCGAGGGCATCCCGCATCCCGGCGAGATCACCCGGCACAAGGGCATCGGCGAGGGCCGCCGCTACCTGACGCACGCCCTGACGGCGGCGATTCGCGACTCGGGCATCAGGGCGGCGCGTCGTAACGTGGAGCTGGTGGCCCGGGGGCTCATCGATCATGTCCGGCTTACCGACGAGGCGCTCGGCCACGCTCCGGGCGACGTGCTCCCCTATTCGTACCTGGAGCGCCACTACGAGCCCAGGGAGGGCGGCAAGGAAGGTAAGCCGGCCAGCCTGGAGGGCCACTATTTGGAAGAGCCGGTGCTGCACTATACAATCGGCACCAGGCTGAAGCCTTCCGTCTTGAAAGAGCTATCCGAATTTGGGATCACCAAGGTAAAGGCTCATCCCCAGCCGCCGCCCTTCGAGCCGGAGATGGTGCGAGGCGCTGCCTCGATTCAGCACGACCCTGATTGGATGACCCGCCTCTACGGCAGCGGCCAGAAGGCCTCGCTCCTGGACGCGGTCCAGCGTGGGGCCGTCAGTGAGGAGCACGGCACCAGCTTTGTGCCCGGCCTGGCCAGAGCCGTGGAGTTCGGCCGGAAGGGAATGATCCACGCTCCCGAGCCGGATGTGCCTGGCGAGGATACCATGAAACGCAAGCCAAAGACGGACAGCAGTAATTATCTCGATATCGCCAGCATCCGCCGCGCTCCTCTCGTGGCCAGCAAGCCCGCCTATGACCTGAACGGCTTTCAGGACGCCGTTGCGGCTGCCGAGCTGATCAAGCGCGCTCAGAGCTACATGACGGGCGGCGGCTCCCAGCCCGAGCAGGCATCCCAGCCGAGCGAGCACCTGCAGAATAGGTATGCCTCCCTGCCCAATCCGCTTACCAGGCAGTCGCCGCCGGTCGAGCCGTCCCCTCCGGCAGCGTCCCAGCAGCCGCGCCTGCCATCCCGGCCTCAAGCCATGACGCCGCCGCCCCCGGCACCGCCAGCGCCCCGGCCGCAGGCCGCAGCGCCGCCGGGAGTACCAACAACCCCGGCACCGCCAGCGCCGCCGGGAGTACCAACAACGCTGACGCCCCAGCACCGGCAGCTATACGCCAACGCCATCATGGAGCAGAAGGGCTGGGCGCCGCATGCCGTCACCGACCAGATGATCGACCAGTACCACGCCTACGAGATGGGCCGTGGGCCCGTACCGGAATTCTTCCGGCCCGAGTACCGGCCGCCGGCCACTGGCCTGGGCGTGCCTGTGTCCATGGCCCACGAAGCATCGCGCTATGCCTTTCCGGGCTCGCTGGGAGCCATGGGGGCGGGGGTCCTGGGCCGACGCGCCGGCGCCATTCTCTCGTATCTGGGCGCTCCTCTGGGCGCTCCGGGCGCGGGCAGCGCTCTCGGTCGTGCCGCCGGAGGCCTCGGCGGCCTGGGCGGCAAGCTCTTCAGGGCCACGGCCCTACCCTGGTCACCCTTGAACATTGGCTTCGAGGGACTGGGCCTCGCCGACGCGGCGCTGCGCGGCGATTTGCCGCAATGGTGGGAGCAAACCAAATGGATGGGCTCGGAAGGGCTCAATCCGTTCAAGGGCGAGAACTGGGAAAGTGTATTCTCCAACCCCATCGTGCGTGCCGTGAGCCCGCGCGCCTGGGTCGGCGCTATCGGCAGTGGCGCTGCCGGGCTGGGCGGGATCGGCGGCTCCATTGCCGGCAATGCGGCCGAGCAGCAGGCCGCGAGCATGGAGGCCAGTCGCGCCCAGAAGCTGCACCAGGCCTCGCAGGCCTGGCAGCAGCAGCGCGATCAGGCTCTGGTCGGCCGACAGGCTCCCTCCTTCTGGAACCTGCCGGAGCAGGTGCGTTATCGCCAGGATCTGGCCGCGGCCCGTGCCGCCAATCCGCAGATTCCGGAGACGCCGCTTTCCGAGGAGCAGCTGAAGTTCCTGGCCGACCACTACGGCAAGGGCGGCCCGATCAGCGGCAGCTCGCCGCCGCCGGGTACCACCATAAACGGCCTCCGGGCCTGGGCCGAGCAGCAACAGCGTGAAGCCGCCGAGCGCCAGTCTTATTATCAACGGCAGCTGCCGCCCGGCATTATCGGTGCCGGGGCACTTATGCAGCCCCCGTCGTCCGGACCCATTGGCCCCGGCGGACCCATTGGCCCCGGCAGCTATCTGCGGGGTCTCTGGCGGTCGCCTGCTTCATAAGCACTTATGAGCGGCGGCATCGGCGTTGCTTTCAAGCCGTCGTAATGACATAATCGACACAGTGTTCGTGCACTTGGCAGGAGCCTCCGACATGGAAGTTGCCGTTGCCAGACCAAAATTCCGTAAGATCGCGACCGATCTGGGCCGTTACTGGATCTCGTCGCTGCCGCGGCGCGCGCTCCTGGACCACCTGCGCGGCTGCCGCCGTGACTTCCTCAAGGCAGCCGACGTCGGCGGCAGCACCGAGAGCGACTTCGAGCAGTCGTTCGCCTCCCTGGCCTACTCGTACATCAAGGACAAGGCCCCGCGCCTCCTGGACTTCATCATCGGCTTTCAGCTGGTCGAGCGCAACGAGGACGAGACCAAGGCCGTGGGCGTGTTCGGCTTCAAGGTCGGCAACCTCTGGCTGTACGTGCCGGCGGTCTTCCTGAACGGCGATCTCAAGGGCCACGAGATCCTGTGGATCAAGAACCAGGACCTTATCGTGCCCTGCAAGGAGAACTGGGTCAACCACGTTATTTCCCGCAAGCCGCACGTGCTTGGCGGCCCCTCCCCGAAGAACCCTTACGAGCTCGGGCAGATCCTGCCCGACCTGTCCCGGCTGGCACATCCGCCCACAGCCAGCAAGTACGGCAGCGACCAGGGCTACTGGCGGCCGCAGATCGAGGATTGGGCCAAGCCGGCCCTTCCGTTCCTGGCCGCCGTGGCAACGTGGAGCGACAAGCTCTGGACCAAGCATGCCGGGCTTAACGAGCGTCTCGACCTGCACAATCAGCTGGCCAATTTCCCGATGCTGGCCGCGGCCTATCGCGGCTGCTACCGGCGCTTTCCCGGCATCAAGGCGGCCTTCGACAAGCTCTACGGGCCCGACTTCTTCCTGAAGATGGGCCAGCAGCTCAAGGTCAATGCCGAGAGCCTGCTGGGCGACCATCGCCGCAACCAAGCCGTCGCGGAGAAGCAGGCGGAGGCCGAGGCGGCCCGGAAGCTGGCAGCCGAGGCCCGCCGCGACTCGCTCATGCCCGTCAAGGAGGAGCCGCTGCACCCCCTGAAGAGCGGTGCCCTGGAGATCATCTCCGTCGATCTCGACGTCGACATGGACGAGGCCGGCACGATCACGCGCAACCTGCCCAAGATGACTGACGAGGAGCAGGCCAAGCTGCTGCGTGACCGCGTGCTCATCAAGGACAAGCGCGACCCGCACGCCACCTCGATGGCCTACAACACCCAGGTCACGCTCCGCCTGACCAACCCGACCGAGAGCGGGATCTACGAGACCCTGGAGAAGCCGGGCACGTTCAACGACATGCTCATCATCAGCCATCCGCACTCCGGCCGCGGGCACGAGGGCTTTGCCCTGGCAATTCGCACCGCGAACCCCAAGAGCTGGATCAACACCCATCACACCAACCTCTGGGTCAAGCCGGCCGAGAGCATGGAGAAGTTCCGCAAGTTCGTCGAGGATCTGCCCGACACCAAGACCCTGAAGAAGGGCGGCACCTACGTGGCCCTGAACGACTACGGCAGCGGCACCTGCCCGTTCACGATCAAGGAAGTGTTTGCCGATGGTGTCTACGAGGTCTGCTGGGAGGACCATGCCCAGTACGGCAAGGACCGGCCTGCCTTCCTGCCCAGCGCCTCCCGCCACCACTACGGTATTGGCTATGGCAATTACGACTACCGGGATTACGACTCTTACCGGGCCAAGCTGTGCGTGAGCGAGCGGCCCGGCACCAAGATCGTTGTCAATAACTATGAGGTAAGCCTGCCGCGCGACTGCAAGATCCTCAAGATCGAGGACCCGCCCCCGCCGCCCAAGCCGAAGAGCCGATACAGGGATGAAGGCCCTTCGGAGCTCAGTTTCCGTGACTATCGCTCCAAGACGGAGAAGATCGAGCCGGGCAACCTGGGCGACGTCCAGGTGCTCCTGCACAAGTCGGCGGCCACGGTCAAGATCCACGACACCGGCGCCGGCGAGGTCTACATTACCACCGACGGCAAGGGCGGCCGTCTCTCCAAGCGCGCTGCCCTCCTGCACCTGGTGCGCGATCAGGGCCTGGCCGAGTACCAGGCCCGCGTCATGCTCAAGGAAGCAGCCGCGGCCTCGGTGATGAACAAGGCGGTATCTTACTTCGTCAAGCACGCCGCTGGCTTTGGCGGCGGCATTGGCGGCAACCTCTTCCCGGGCCCAACGGCGCCCAACTGGCCCAATCCGCCCCTGGGCATGGAGATGGCCGGCCCCAATGCCTATCCGGCCATCTACCCCGACGAGCAGTTCATGCCGGTCGCCGGCATGCAGGCCAACCTGGCCGACGCCCAGATCTATGATCCGTTTTACTTCCCCGATCGCAAGGTCATGCAGGTGGCCCAGCAGGCCGCCGACTCGGGCTACAAGGAAGTGTTCGACACCTCCATGGTCTCGGGGCTATTGAAGAGCATGGCCAAGCCCGACCTGGTCAAGTCGAGCCTGAGCGACCTGATCAAGGCCAACGACAAGATCGGCCGCAACCTCCTGCTGTTTTACTGGCACCAGGACGATTTCGCCGACCGCTACGGCAAGGACAAGCTGCCCGAGCTGGAGGATGCCTTGCGTAACACCTTTGATGCCCAGGGGGATCTGGTGCTCTTCTTGATGGAGCGCGAGGTGGGCAGCAGTATTGACGGGGCCTTCGGCGGCATCAACAAGAGCGATCCCTCGATCGATGAAGTAGCCAACAACTAGGCGAGTGTCTCATGCCTACCGGCCTTCCTTATGAGCTGCCGATTCAGACCGGCTTGACCGTGGCCAACGGCGCCTCCAAGACTTTCAAGATCAAGCACCCCAACCGGGTGCGGCTGGCGAGGCTGCGCGTCCAGCAGACTGACGGCGCCACAGGCAACTTTACCGTCGACATCTTCAACGCCCAGGTCGGCGACAGTCCGGTACTGGCCGACAAGCTCTACCAGGTTACTCCCGACGGCGGTATCACTCAGACCGGTGCCGGCTATATAGACTACGACTTCACCGGTGAGAACGTGGTCTTCGTCAACCAGGATGCCGACGTGTTCGTCAATACTGGGCTGGGCTGGCGCTCGCAGCCGTCGAGCAGTCGGAACAGCATGTTTTCTCACTACGCGATGTACGTGCGGATCACCAATCCGCAGGGAGCGCCAGCAACTTTCTCGCTGTCGCTCTCCAGCATCTCCGTGGGGCGGATGTGATTATGCGTAACTATGCCGCGTTTCAGCGCTACAACGTCTTTCGCATCCCGAGCTGGCGCTTCGTCCGGGCCATGGAGCTCCTGCAGCAGTCCACCACGCTGCGCCGCACCAGCCGCTTCGACGATCCCTATGTCCGTGCCGCCGTGCAATTCCTGCAGTCGTTGAACAACCGCGTCCGGCCGCACCGCGAGGAGGAGCTGCTCTGGAAGAACCCCGGGCTCTACTACGCGCACGATATCTACCAGAAGCAGAACACGGATGACGGCTCGGCCGTCAACCATGTCATCCAGGCGCGCCTCCTGGCTCGACAGCCCAAGGCCCAGATCGCCACCTACCTGGGCGTTCACGAGGAGACGATCGAGTGGTATGAGGCCATGTTCTTCGACGTCATCAATTACTTGCAGTGCCGGGACTGGATCACCGTGCGGATCTTGCTGCCGGCCATGATCAGCGACATGCCGGTCAACGATTATCGGGTGGACAGCGCCTGTGCCTTCCCGTTCATGGACGGCTCTCTCAAGCTGTTTGCCTATTTCGGCGGTCCGGTGATTACCGATATCCTGATCGCCGGCTTCAATTCCGGCACGCCTTACGCCACCAACGAGGACGCCGATACCTGGATCGATGATGCCTGGCTCAGGCAGATGCGCCGCCGCTCGATGCAGGCCGCCGCGACCTGCCGGATCAATAAATATCACATCGGCGAGCTATTCAACGTCCACGCCAGGATCATGGAATTGCAGAAGGACAAGGGCGGCAAGCTGACCAAGTCCATGCAGGAGCGGCAGGTGCATGCCTATCTCGACGAGATCCCGTGGATGCTGGGCCCGGACGGCCGCGTCGTCAAGGCCAAGGCCCTTACCCGGGAAGAGTCGTACGAGCTCCGGGACAGCGAGCTGATCGAGGCAACCATTCACGACGAGCTGCCGCCCCTCGATCTGCCCAAGGCGCTGCCGCCGCCGCGGCCGATCGGCGATCTGATGCCCAAGACCGAAAGTATGTAACAGGATATAGTCATGTTTCACGTGGAGACACCGAGCAGCCGCGACGAGGAGCTGCTCCTTGACGCCGTCAAGCAGGCCGTCGACCTGGTCGACCGGGACGGTCTGACTCCCGATGCGGCCCTTACCAAGGTGGCCCGCGAGAAGAATCTGACCCCGGGCCGGATCAAGCTGGTCGGGCATGCCTACAATACCGGCCGGCAAACCCGGCAGCGTGAAGACAACACCTCCATCCTGGCCAAGCTGGCCGCGTTTCCCCTGTGCGACCCGGCGGCGGTGGCAGCTGCTGTCTACGGCCCGGAAAAGAAGGCCGAGGCGATTGACCCGGACTACAACAGATCCCCCGGCTGGCTGGGAGACGCCCGCCGTGTCAAGGCAGCCAGCGCGGCCTGGCCCGACATCAAGGAGCCGGCGCCGCGGGTACCGGCGCCGGAGCCCTATCGGCAGTCCGTCACGGAGCGGGCCATACGGCAGTCGCACATCATGAAGCGAGGCCACGACGCCCTCAGGGCCCAGGCCAGCCGGATCGAGGATACCCTGCACGCCGGCTTTGCCCGCCTGGTCGGCTACTTCCGCAAGGCCGCGCACGACCGGCTGCCGTTCGACGTCGTCGAGCACGCCGCGCTTACCTACCTTGGCCCGCTCTCGACGCCTCTCCTCGCCGCCGTGCACGCGCAGGCTCGCTCCAAGGAGGCACAAGCCGCCGAGGCACCGCTCAAGCTGGTGCCGGTCAACCTGGCCGCCGAGCCGTTCACCGTCATCGAGCGCTGCCTCAAGGCGGCCGAGGATCTGGGTCCGGCCGAGGCACTGGTCAAGACAAGCCAGCGCGCCATCGAGGCCTTCGAGGCCGTCTACCAGGACTGGGGCCGGGCCGTGGCCAGGGGCGACAAGGAGGCTGCCGACAAGGCCGCAGCCATCATGTCCCCGGCCGCGACCGGAGCCATGGTCTCGACGCTTCTCAACCGAAGCCTGGGCGGCATGCCGGCCACCAAGTCCGATCTGGTCGAGGATGCCATGAACCAGCTGGAGGACCCGGCCCACCGCAACGAGCTTCGGAAGATCCGGGTCCATGCCATGCTTAACTCCATGCTGACCGATCCCGACGATCCGATCAGCAGTCACTCGCCCGACGCCGTCGTCAGTGCCTTCAACGAGATCTCGCAGCTGGCCCCGCGCGTGGCCGATCAGCCCGCTGCCCTCCGGCCTCTCTTGCGTCGCCGCCTGCAAGGGCATACCGAGCCCTTCGAGGTCAAGGAGATCACGGACATCGAGAAAGGTATCGGCCAGTCGCGCGAGCTCAGCCAGACACCGTCCGCCAAGAAGGAATAACGAGGTCATTATGCAGCCCACAGCCGGCACTTTCGCGGACGCTCTGACGGCGCTGGCCGGCCGTTACGCGGCCCGTCAGGACCGTCTCCCCACCTACCAGGAGAAGCTCGCCCAGGGTCAGGACTTCCTGTCCTCCCTGGGCGAGCATATCCAGAAGAACCCGGAGATCGCCGGGGCCCTCCTGGGCGGCGCCGGCGGTGCCGGGCTTGGCGGCCTGAGCACTGTCTTCGGTAATCGTCGCCGTGAACGGGAAGATCGGCGCAGCCCCTGGCAGGCGGCCCTGACTGGCGGCCTAGCCGGTGCGGCCCTGGGCGGCGGTATCGGCCTGGGCTCCAGGGCTTTCGGCAGTGTCGGCAAGGAGATGCCGGGCACCAAGCCGGTGGGCTTCATGGAAGACGGTAAGGTGCGGATGATCGATCCCAGTAAGCTTGAGCGCGGGGCCCTCGGTACCGAGGAGACCAGGCTGTCCAAAAATCGTTTCCAGCCGCTCAGTCCAAAAAGCTGGCTGGATTACGTGGCCGGCCCACGCATTGCCGGCGCCCTCTCCAGTGCCACGTTTGGGGCTCTCCCGTCGAGCGAGCCGTTTATTCCCGGCCTGCCGTATAGCTCGTACTGGGCACCCAAGATCGGCCTACTCGACGCCTTGCGCACGCCGTTCAAGTACATTCCCGACGCTGGCTATCGCTTCGGCTTTGGGCAGATGCGCCCGGAGCATGCCATTAAACCGGAGGTGTTTGGCAAACACCCCGTCGAGACAGTTCTCGGCAAGGATCATCCCCTGGCCAACATTCTGGGCAAGGGCGTACGGCCCAAGCAGCATCCATGGCCGGGTATGTCGCCGGTAACAGTGCCGCCTGAAGGGTCGCCGGTGCCGCATAAGCTGGAGCCCAAGACAGTGGCCGAGGCGCTATCGGAGACAACGCGACGGGGCGTAGCAGCACCGGCTGGTAAGACTATTTGGCAGCGCTTCGTGTCACGCCTTTCCGGTACGACGCGGCCAGGCAGTGAAACCGTGCTGCAGGCCCAGCTGCCGGCAGGCGCTGAGCCGAACACGCTATCGCGCGAGGAAGCCCAGAATATTGCCAAGCGGCACTGGGCCGAGGAGCTCAAAGCGCTGTCTGGAGATAAAGGCGCGCCGGCCGGAAAGATCTGGAAGCCGTTGGTCGGCGAGCCTCGTGCGTATCGGCCGCCTACCTGGCGGCAGGCCTTGGGCGGACGACTGGCTGCCTATGGAGCGCTTCCGGCTATCGAGCTGTTTCTTAACTGGACCGGCAGTCAGGCCGCCAATCAAACGGGACAGCGGCTGCCATCTTCCGCGGTGACGTTCAACCCGGGACGTTAGAGCGTTCATAAGCACTTATGAACGGAGTCAGGCATGGGCATTCTCAGGAACATGGTGAAGGTGTTCAGCCCGTCGGGCTGGGATCTCGACGGCCCGGTCGCCTCCCTGATCAAGATCAGCAGTCGCGGCCTGATCGGCAGTGATCGGGAGACGTTCATCAAGCGCGCCGGGGCTGCCAGCAACATCTTCCTGCCCTACCTCGACTCGATCAAGATTGCCGCCGACGAGGTGCCGGTGCACATGATCGGCGTCTGCGCCCACGAGACCTGGAGCTTCAATCGCAACGGCGACGGCTGGTTCCGCGATGTCCTCAAGAAGGCTCACGACACCTTCGTCAAGATGGCCCGGCCCTACCGGTCGCACAAGAACAAGGACCCGGAGAAGTCCTACGGCAAGATCAAGCTGTCGGCTTATAACGACGCCATGGACCGGGTCGAGCTGCTGGTGGCCTACAATTCCACCAAGGAAGCGGCCGAGCGCAACGGCGGTCTAATCGCCGACAAGGAGATCGAGAAGCTGGCCAGGGATGGAAATCTCCCGGTATCGATGGCCTGCGCGCTTCCTGGAACACTGGTCAAGACCCGTCGTGGCTTCGTTCGTGTCGAGGCTATTAAGCCTGGCGATCATGTGCTTACGCATCGCGGCCGTTTTCGCCGTGTTTACGCTACCATGCGCCGGCGGCGTCAGCAGTTTGCGCGCATAAGCACCAGATTCTGCGGTCGGCAAGTCGTGGAGATGACTCCGGATCATAAATTCTGGGCCGTGCGCTGGAGCGATCTACCGCGGCTTGGCGGTAATTCAATTCGGTCGAAAGATCCATTGGGGATGAGCAGGCCGATGCGGACTCGGCGTCGCGGTGAGCTGTACGCACATGCTCACTACATTCCTTGCGGTGATCTGCGTCCTGGCGATCTTCTGCTCATGCCAATCTATCGCGGTGACAATAGCTCGACGTTGTCGCGCGATGACGCCAGGCTGCTCGGTTACTACACCGCTGAGGGCTCAATTGGCGATCGTGACACTGCCGTATGTTTTACGTGCAATGTGTTGGACGATATTCTTAACGAGCTGCCGGCACTGGTATCACCGGAAATTTCCGTGTCGTACGCTCGGCACTCGCAATCCGACAAGGCAGTGAACGCCTGGGTCCGATCTCGGTCACTGGTGGATCTAGCAGAGACACAGGTGGGTAGGGGCGTCCGTAATAAAGTAATCCCGCGGCTGATCTACGACGCCCCTCGGGACATCAAGCTTGAATACATGGCAGCATGGTTCAACGGTGACGGCTGGCAAGATGTGAAAGGCATGCACTGGAGCACTTGTTCTCGCTCCCTCAGCCTTGAGCTTCAGATGCTCTTGGCCTCGGTAGACATTCCTGCCTCCATATACAGGATCGACCACACTAGCAATTTGCCTCATGGCGTAAAACGTGCTGGCGATGGTGTCGAGTACACCGTGAACGTCAGTAACCGGTATTCCGGCTTGTTTGCCGGTCGCTCCAGGGCAGAAGACATCTCCTTGCAGGCCGATAAGACCACAGCGTTCATCACCGGTGACTTCCTGGCGGTACCCGTCAAGGAAGTGAAGATCGTCGAGCGCGAAGTTGAAGTCTATGACTTGAGCGTCGAGGATGATGAGAGCTTTACCGTCTTTGGCTTGGCTGTGTCAAATTGCCGCGTCCCGTTCGATTCCTGCAGTTACTGCGGCAATCGGGCCCGCACCCGCGCCGAATACTGCACCCCGCCCCTGTGCAAGGCCGGCGGCTGCAAGGATAACCTCACCAAGCTGGTCAAGGTCGGCAACGACATAGTCCACGTGGGCGTGTTCAACCCCGATCCCGAATTCTTCGACATGTCGCATGTGTTCCGGCCGGCCGAGTACACGGCCTACGGCAGTATCGCCGACTACCTGACCAAGGCCGCGGCCGATCACGGCTTCTTCGGCATCGGCGGTGCCAAGATCGCCGAGGATCTGGGCGTCACGGCTCCCGCCCATCTGGCCGGCGATCCCCTCTGGGTGACGGCCGCCGCCGAGCGGCTGCGCCTGGCCAATGCCCTGGCCGACATGGAGAAGGTTGCCTGCCGGGTGGTGGCGCCCCAGGCCCTCATGGCCTTCCTGCCCAATACGCGGGTGAGCTTGACCGGCGATCTCGATCGTTGCAGCCGGGAGAAGATCGGCTCCGCCCTGGCCGCCCTGGCCGATGACGACATCATCCTGCCGCTCCGGGACTTCGCCTGGCTCACCAAGCGCGCCGCCTTCGCTGCCGAAGCCGTGGGTGAGCTGCCGGGAATCTACGGTCGCCTCCGCGACTCGGGCGAGCTGGCGGGCTGCCTGGCCGGATTTGAGTACGACCTTGACGGACGTACGGGACTTGGCGATCGTGCCGATGCCGCCAGGCTGCACCTGCACTTCTCCCTGGAGAAGCAAGCCGTCGAGAAGCGCGCCAGGATGGCGGCGTTGCGCGAGCCAGAACAACAGTCACGGCCGCCCCTGGTAAAGTCTGCCGAGGCGTGCTCGGCGGAGGCAGTGAGCCTGGCGAGGGACTATGCTGCCTACCAGGCGGCGGCGCTCTACCGGATCAGTCAGCGGCCGGACGATTTCTTCACCAAGACGGCTCTGGCGCTCCTGCAGAACAGCCAGGGCTAGAAGGACTTGATTACTTTTCACCGAAAACCCATAATAGCGTTTGAATAGCGTCCACCTTTGGAGCGTAATTCACTCAGGCCAGGCACGGAGGCTATCGTGACCTCTTCCGCACAAGCATCGATCACCACGCTCGACAACTACATCCGCCAGGTCGGCGCTCACATCAAGCAAGCCGAGGCCAACACCGAGCCGTCGGGAAGTGCTCCTCACGAGCAGCCCGCCTCCACTCACGTCTCCAAGCAGGTCGACGACCGCACCCGCCCGGCCCCCACCGGGGCCAGGGCCGCCGAGAACGAGAAGGACGTCAAGGCGGATCAAGGGCAAGCCGGCGTCGACTCGACTCCCGTGGCCAAGGCCGCCTCGCCGTGGGATGTCCTGGGGCGGTTCTCGCGAGGCAAGGCTGCCACCACGATGTGCCCGCACTGCAAGAAGGAGCCGTGCGTGTGCCCGCCCGCCAAGCAGGGCGACAGCACCGCCGAGGGCGACCAGATCCAGGTGGGCACCAACAAGACCGAGACCGGCAACGACCCCAAGCACGAGACGCAGTCGGCCAAGGCCGGCAAGGAAGACCCCAAGGAGAAGCCGCACGAGCAGCCCGGCACCACTCACCCGGCCCGCACCGACAACGACTCCCTTTCCGGCGGCAAGTACGCCTCGGCCAGCCTGGAAGAGCTGGCGGCGGAGCTCAAGAAGCAGGGCGAGGATCTGTGTGCCGCCATCTATACCAGCAATACCAGTCAGCCGCCTCCCGCCGCCTATGTCAAACAGGCCGAGGCGCTCGATGCCTCCGTGGCCCAGCAAGCCGGCTGGGAGATGGCCGGGCTCCTGAACGGCACCTTTGACAAGCGCGCTGCCGACTCCCTGGTCACGAACACCATCGCCGGCGTCATCAAGGAATCCTACGACATGGCCAACGGCGTGGCCGACGTGCTTGACTGGTACGCTGCCAATGCCGGACAGACTGCGGCGCCCGTGAAGACGGCCATGTCCAAGCGGGAGAAGAAGGCGGCCAAAAAGGCGGCCAAGAAGGCGGCCAAGCAAGCCGCCGGCGCTCCTGATCCCAGCTCGCAGGGCGGCCCCTCCCCGAGCGGTCCCAGCGGCGAGGACGGCGGTGACCAGGACGCCATGATGGCGGCCCTGGGCGGCGGGCAGCCCACCGAGGAAGAGGGCGGCGGCGGTGGCAACGAGGAACAAGAGCTGGCCGCGATCATGCAGCTCCTGCAGAAGCTCGGCATCACGCCCGAGCAGCTGGAAGCCATGATGGCCCAGGGCGGCGGCGGTGGCGGTGGTCCTCCCCAGATGCCTCCCCAGATGCCTCCCGGCGGCGGCAGCGCTCCTCCCCCGGTCGGCGGCGGCGCGGCGCCCCCCGGCATGGAAGTGAACGCGGCCGACAATCCCAGTCAAAAGAAGACAGCCAGCGGCAGTGCCGGCGACATGATCCGTGAGCTGATCCGCCGCTCGGCGGCTCGCTCGGGCTCGGCGGCTTGATTCGTTAAGACCTGTTTGACTCGGAGCTTTTCATGGTTATTGCACAGAAGACAATGAGCTACCTGGGCGTCAGTAGCCATTTCGCCAAGAGGGCGCTCGACGAGATCACGGTCTATCGCCAGGCCCAGACCCGGGCCCAGGCCCTGGTACCCGACACCCTGGCCGGCATGCGCAAGCAGGCTCTGGTCGCCGATCACGAGGTCAAGGACGCCGAGGCCATGCTGGGCTCCCACGAGGGCAGCCTGGCCATTGTCAAGCTGGCCGTTGACCGTATCGCCGTCCTCCGGGCCGAGCTGGCCAAGCAGGCCGCCGAGCTGCAGCGCCTGACCGGGAAGAAGCCATCCAGCGACGTGGGCGGTGCCACCGACCCGGCCAAGGTCGGCGTCGACAGGGCCCTGCCCACCTTCGACTCGCTTCACGATCCGTATCCGGGCCGGCCCACCATGTACAAGAAGGCCTCCGACGAGGCCCTGGCCGGCATCCTGGACGATCCACGCGCATAACTCACCCGTTACGAGGATCAACAGCTTCACACAAGACAGGGAGGTTGACTGATGGCAGCTCCACGGCAGATGACCGCCAATACGCTGAACGCCCTCAAGGGCTGGCCCGCGCCGGCGGCGGTCGATTTCAATACCTTGATGGACCCGAGCGTCACCACGGAAGTATTGCCCGGCTCCGTCGTGCACCTCAACTCCAGCGGCTATTACGTCTTGGGCGTCGGCAACCTCAAGGTCATGCCGATGTTCACCTTCGACGATTCCCTCGACCCGGACGTCGTCAATCAGGGCGGCGATCCCTCGGTCACCAAGGGCGTCTTCATCGGCATCTCGCCCACCGGCCAGCTGCTGGCCCTGGTGGCCGTCGGTGCCTACGAGCTGGTGTCGACCGCCTTCGTCAGCGGCACCTACAACCCGAACGATCACCTGACCTCGCCGACAACGGGTGTGAATGCCGGCCTCCTGCAGGTCACCACGTCCGTTTACGGCCAGACCATCGTCGGCCTCGTCTCGCGCGGTATCGTCGACAACGGCTACGGCTTCGACGGCGTCGCCTTCTGGCCGTGGTACATCCCGCCGAACGCAGCGGGTCAATAACGAGCAACGATTTTTATTTTTAGCCTTCAGGGCTGACATAACCGGAGGATTCGCTTAATGGCCATCAGCGCCGCCGTCATGACCAAGGAGGAGTCGGAGCTCCTTTCCAAGGTCACGTTCGACAAGCTGTCCTCACGCGACCCCGTGCTGGAGAAGCAGGCCATTGACAAAGTCAATGACTTCACCCGCACGAAAATGCGTGAAGACGGCTTTTACCGCCGCGTCATGCCGCCGATCCCGATCACCAACGACGATCTCGATCGCGCCATCGACACCGACAAGCCGATCAAGATTGTCGACCGCGAGATGGATTCGCCGGCTGCGATCTCGATTCCGTTCGCGACCCTGCCCACGAATTTGTACATTCGGGGCTCACGTTACCGGGTGCACTTCGACCGCATCACGACGCCGCGGTTCACCAAGGACGTGGACGAGCTCAGAACCTGGATCATGGATATCCGCCAGGTCATCAGTGACAATGCGATCAAGGACATGCTGGCGGAAGAAGACGGCAAATTCCTCAGAGCCGTCAACAGCGCTCTGGTCGGCGCCAACATCACCGTCCCGACCTCGGGCGTCATCCAGTACGAGACCATCTCGGGCGGCATCACCCGCGATACTCTCTGGGACAGCCTGAAGGTCATGCCCAACACGCCGTCGAACCTCGAAGTCCACACGATCGTGTGCAACAACATCACGATCAAGGAAGTCGGCAAGTTCGACCGCATCGAAATGGGCGGTAACCTCTCCGAAGATATCATGCGCGACGGCATCTCGTTCGCGCGGATGCTCGGCGTGGACTGGATCATCACGATCAAAAAGGGATTGGTCGGTACAAATACAATGTACCACTTTGCAGATCCCAAATTCATCGGCAAGAACTATGAATTGGAACCGACGACGATGTACATTCGTCGGGAGGCGTACTTCCTGGAGTTCTTCGCCTATGAGACATTGGGCGGGAGTATCGGCTGGACGAGCGGATTAGCGCGTATCGACTTTAGATAACTGGTAAGGCACCGCCCTTGCCTTTTTCTAACGCATGCGGCTGGACCTCCGGTCTGGCACGGATCGACTTCCGTTAAGAGCGTTCTCTTGTCCGGCCCCCGCAGACCCCCGCTCTCTCCGTGAGCAGGGGTCTTTTTGCTTCTATGCTGTTTCAAAAGCACGGTCACTCAGACCGTTTAGCGTCGTATCAAACCTTTTCTTTTCCCGCACCTTGTGTTACCTTTTAGACATGAGCTTACCAGGCAACCTGCGTCCGGCGCCACTGGGGTCTTCGGGCTACGCCTATCACGACCTCGCGCTGATCGGCACCCCCGTTCAGCAGGTGATAACGCCGTTTCCACCGGTCGAGAACACGCCGCATCCGGCGGCCGCCTCGACGGTCAATTTCGTCGCCAAGGTCCCGGCCATCACCATGTCGACCGCGCAGGCTCTGCTCAGGAATCACCATGCCCCCGGCTACGATCTTTATCGTAACAACGGTGAGATCAAGGGCGTAGTCAACATGGGCAATAAAGGTCCTGTGCCGCTGGACAAGTAGCAAGGAGGAGCCATGAACGACCCGGCATTTATCGGCCCTTACACCGACCCCAACATTACCAAGCGGAACCCGCCGGCCCAGGTCATCGTGGCCAATCCGCCGGCGGACAACTCGCCGGATACGGGCCCGCCGGCCTACAACGTCGGCTTTGTCACGCCCATCAGCAACATCGGTACTTTCGTGGCCCAGCCGGCGCCGCCCGCGCGACCGAACTCATGGCTGC